TGACCAAAGCATCTTAAATTTAGCATTTATGATTCTGCCACTCTTAATCAGGGTGGCAGAACTTTTTTAAGGCGGTGATAATGTTGATATTAATACCTCAAGAAGCGGCTGATATGTTACGACTAGTAAACCCTGATGACTATCCGCAGTTGAATATTTTGCTCCCATTTGTAGATGATTTCATAAAAACAGCCACAGGTCATGATTGGTCAGCAGATAATCCAATTGATCCGACAGCTAAAATGCTTGCTTCAGCTTTACTTGTTCGCTGGTTTGATGATCCAGGACAAATGGGTACTATTTCAGACAATGATATCGGAGTTAAAAGTCTTGTTGGACAACTCCATGGCAAAGTATTGCAGATGGTGACAGCATGAACATAAATGTTGGCGATTTGATTCATAAAATTCTAATCCAATATAACGCATCTGCTGATCAGACAGATGATAATGGCAGTCCCCTTGAAGATTGGGAGTTGCTTATGACTGTCTACGCAAAAAGAAGTGCTCTAAAAGGAAAACTGTTTTATCAGGCAGCAGCAGTACAAGCTGAAAGCGATGTCATGTTTACGATTCGTTATTGCGATGGCATCAAAGCTAGAATGAGACTAGTTGAGGGAACTGAAACTTTTGAAGTAAAAGTGCCACCCATTGATCCTGACGGTCGAAGAATGTGGTTAGAAATTCATACAAGGCAGGTGTTGCAAAATGGCGGCTGAGTTAGAACTTCAAGGATTAGATGAATTATTAAATCAGCTTCAGCAAATAAGCGATAAAGCAGGACGTGTGGAAAATAAAGCACTCAAAGCAGCAGCCCAACCAATAGCAGAGGAAATGATGAGTCTTGTTAATGTGAGTAACATTGATCACCTACATATTCGAGATGACATTCAAATATCTGGTGTTAAATCCAAGGATGGTATTAAATACATCGAAATTGGGCCAGGAAAAGAGACCAATTGGAGAGCCAAATTTCTGGAATGGGGTACAAGTAAGATGACTGCTAAGCCGTTTGTTCAGATTTCCTATGAACATAAGAAAAACGAGGTACTAGAAATTATGAAGCAGACCATTGCAGAGGCATTGGAATTATGACAAATAGTTTAATTGTAAATGCACTCAAATCTCTAGGTGTTCCAGTCTCTTGGCAAAAGTATTCAGGTAAGGAAACGCCTTACATTACATTCTTTTGCTATAACGAACAAGGTGAATTATTTGCCGATGATCTTGAAATAGTTACAGGCTTTTATGTACAGGTAGATGTGTGGTCAAAAAATGATTACTCATCACTAGTTGATCAAGTTAAATCAAATATGGAAGCGGTAGGATTTATCCGCACAACAGCGCAAGACCTTTTTGAGTTTGACACGCTCATTTTTCATAAGGCAATGCGCTTTTCTTATTTTAATTAGAAGGGGGAATATAAATGTCAGGAACCTTAATCGGATTATCTAATTTAGTTTATGCCAAGTTGACCAGCGATACCTCAAGTGGAGTTGTCTATGGAACAGTTCAAACAATAGCACCAGCCATTGAAGCAAAAATAAACCCTAATGCTTCGACGGAGGTTTTGTTTGCTGATGATGGGCCATCAGATGTAGCTTCTACAATAGGAAAAATTGATCTGGAACTCAATCCCCAGGATGTGCCAATGGAAGTTCAGGCAGATTTACTAGGCCACACCATAACTGGTGGAGTTATTACTAGAAAAAGCACAGACATTGCTCCTTATGTAGCGGTTGGATTTAAGGCTTTGAAGAGCAACGGGGGATATAGGTATATATGGCTATTAAAAGGACTGTTTGCTGAAGTTGAACAAGATTTTAAGACTCGGGAGGATAAAGTTACCTTCCAAACGCCAAAATTCAAAGGTATGTTTCTACGACGTGTCTATGATGCAGCTTGGATCAAACAAACGGATACTGATATGACCACCTATGTACCAACATTAGGAACGAACTGGTTTACTGAAGTTGAAACAACTACCTGATATCAGACTTATGCTGAAGTACCAGAACGAATATAAACAACTAAAACAAGAGGGGCAAGTCCCCTCTTTAAAAAATGGAGGAAATAGAATGGAATTAATGCTTAATGAGAAAACATATATTGCACCTGTACCAAAGGCAAGAATGGTACGCAAGGCCATTGAGATGACTGAGAAGACGGATTTCAATAATATTAAATCGTCTGAGTTTGATAACCTTGTAGGTTATGTCGTCGATCTATATGCTGGACAATTTACAATTGATGATGTTTACGATGGTCTTGATGCCGATAAATTGTTACCTACAATCATGAGTTGTTTGAATAATGTCGTGGGTTCAGTAGGAGCAAAACTTGAACAATTCCCAAACGGACAGGCGGGGGCGTAAATAACGAAACTATGTCCCCATCTAATTTTATAAAAGAAGTCTATATCCAATTAATTGAGCAAGGATGGACGCTCAATGACATTGACGATATGGATTTCTTTTTTTACTTTGACTTGTTAATTTTCAAAGCTAACAAAGAAGAAAGCAATAAACATGGTTTTATTGATCAGATCTTTTAGTTGAAAGTGAGGTGATATAAATGGCAGACCAAGAGGTGGGCAATCTTGCGGTCAAAGTGAGTATGGACAGCACTGGATTTCAAAACGGAGTATCAGGAATAAATAAGCAACTTGCAGTTGTCCAATCGGGATTTAAAGCCGCTTCTGCTGAACTTGGTGGCTTTGGTAACAGCTCAGACCAGCTTAATTTAAAATCGAGTAGTTTAAACCAACAAATTGATCTCCAAAAACAAAAAGTACAGGCTCTTGAACAAGCCTTTCAGACTTCAGCAGACAAAAAAGGAATCGATGCTAAGGCAACACAGGATCTACAAATTAAATTAAATAACGCCAAAACTGCACTTGCAACTATGGAAACGGAATTAGGTAAAACAAATGTATTGCTTGAAGAAGGTTCTAATGAGCAAGGTTTATTTGGGCAAGCAACCGATAAAATGGGACTTAATCTTGGGAGTTTAAAGACAGCTTTTGGGACAGTTGGTTTAGCCGCAGGAGCATACCTAGTGAGTGCAGTCGGATCAGCAGAAAAAGCTCAATCAAGCATTGAGGGCTTAACCAACTTACTGAAAAATCAAGGAATGTCAGCGAAAGATGCTGGCGAGAGTATTGATAGTTTTACATCGGCGATCACCAAAATGTCCGATTTTTCAGAGGAAGATGCCAGAGATGCCCTTCAAGTATTAACTGAAAAAGGAGTGAGTGCTTCCAAAGCATTAGGTATGGAAAGTACACTCGCCAATGTAGCGGCAGGTGAAAATGTCTCTTTGAGTGATGCGGCCAGTCTAGTTGCGGATGCCTATAATGGAAAAACTGTGGCTTTAACCAAACTTGGTATTTTGACCAAGGAAGAAGCTAAACAATTAACCAGTACGAAAGACGCGACAATGTCTATGGCTGATGTTCAGCAAAGGTTAAATGATCGCTTTGGCGGTTCTGCTCAGGCTCAACTTGGAACTTATAGTGGTCAAATGAAACAAATGCAAAATCAAATGGATGAAGCAAAGGAAGCAATCGGAATGGCATTACTGCCTGTTTTAGCTGAACTTGCTCAGGGTATTGCCAAGATTGTCCTTCCAATTGCGGATTTCATTAAGCAAAACCCTCAATTTACAGCGGCAGTCCTATCAATCACAGCAGTTCTTGGAACACTCGTTGGTGGAGCAAGTGCTTTTAATACTCTAAAAATGGCATTTGGCCCCTTAATCCCCATACTAGATGGTGTCGGATTATCATTGGAAGGCTTAATTGCTCCCGTACTTGCAGTAATTGCAGCGATTGCATTAGTAGCTTTTGCCGGATATGAAATTTATAGCAATTGGGACACAATTAAAGCCAAAGCACAAGAACTATGGGTATCTATAAAACAAACTTTCTCAGACGTTGGAAGTTTCTTTTCAAATACTTGGAATTCAGCAACTACTGCGATGGAAAATGCATGGAATGGTATTGGTTTATTCTTTACAAACCTTTGGAGTGGGATAGGGTCTAGCACTGAAAATATTTGGAATGGGATAAAGACCAATGTCTCAAACATATTGAATGGGCTTGATGCAGGAATAATGGCTATAGTTACTCCGTTTGCTAGTGGATTTATAAGCCTTTGGAAATCCATGAATGATGGCATCTCAACTATTATAGAAGGTCTTAAAAATATCTTTCTCGGAGAATGGACAGCAATAAAAAACATTGTCTTGGGAGCAGTATTACTCATTCTGGATTTAGTAACGGGTAATTTCACCCAACTAGAATTAGATGCCGAGAAAATACTTAATAATTTAAGTGATTCCTTTGCCCTGATCTGGAAAGGCATACAGCAAATATTCATAGGAACCATTCAGGCCATATCGGAATTTTTAAAGACTGAGTGGGATGATATAAAAACAATAGCGGAGACTGTTTGGAATGAAATAGAGACTTTCTTTGAGAATTTGTGGATTGGCATAAAAACCACTGCGACTAATGCATGGACAGACTTTCAGACTTGGGTAACTGATCTCTGGAACAATATCGTCCAAGGGGCCATAGATATCTGGAATGGACTGATTAACTGGTTTAAAGAACTTCCGCAGAACCTCAAAAATATAGCTACAGATATGTTCACTTTTATGAAAGATGGTGTAATGACAACTATACCAATCGTCAAGGATGCCATAGTAAATGGTATCTCATCAGCAATTGATTGGATTAAAGACCTTCCGAGTCAGGCACTTGAATGGGGTAAAGATATGATTCAGGGGTTCATTGACGGTATAAAAAGCATGATGTCTACTGTTACAAGTACAATAAGCGATGTCGGCAATACCATCCGATCATTCCTTCATTTTAGTACTCCAGATCAGGGGCCTCTTGCAGATTATGAGAAATGGATGCCCGACTTTATGAGTGGATTGGCAAGTGGTATAGAAAAGAATAAGTCTAAAGTTACTCAAGCAATTCAGGGACTTTCTAATGATATGAAGTTCAATGTGAATGCCAGTTTGACTCCTAGTACTGCTGGATCTGTTTCAGGATCAGGATCAACAGTAAATAATTCATATTCTTATGGAGCACTTTTGCATACTGATAAGATTGTTATTTCTAATGATATGGACATTCAAACACTTGCCAATAAGCTTGAATTCTACAGAGGGCAGATGGCAAAAGCAAAGGGGGGCAATTAAATATGTTCAGTTTTAACTTTCTCGGAAAGGACAGTTATAATGACTTTGGAATTGTCGTAGAGAAAAGGCCAATTATCTCAAAACCGCAGAGGAATATTCAATATTTTGATGTGCCGGGGAGAAGTGGAAGTCTCAAGGTAGATGACGCAACGTACAAGGACATAATCATTCCAATCCAGTGCAACTTCAGAGATACTACTAGCGTTGCTGTTCATGCTGATTTAATTAAGCCTTGGCTTGATGGTGGCGAGGGGCAACTTATCTTTAACAATCAGACAGACAAATATTATATTGCTCATGTTTCCGATCAGGTTGATATAAGCCAAGAGATCCTTTTATTTGGGCAATTTCTAGTAAACTTCCGATGCCAGCCCTTTAAATACGCTGTGACTAATACCCCTGCAACGCTATGGAGTAATGGCTCTATAACTAATCCTGGGACAGCAAACAGTGAACCTGTCCTTTTTCTTATGGGAAATGGAAATATAACTCTCACGATCAATGGCGCAAGTATTCAATTGACTGGAATATCAGGTAGTATCACAATCGACACAGTTTTAAAGGATGCTTATAATGGTTCCACTTTGCTTAATAATCAGATGTCTGGAGATTTTCCTGTATTGTTGCCTGGAATAAACACAATTAGTTGGACAGGCAGTGTTTCTTCTCTTCAAATTACCCCAAATTGGCGGTGGTTGTAATGGCTTCTAATATGATCAATGTTTATAGCGCAAATGAAACAAACTTCAATAATAATGGTCTTGTAGTCCTGAGTGATTGCAAGACTGCTTTTGTTGAGGAAATGCTCAATGATAAATATGAGGCTACCATTGAACACATCATTGATAATAGAGGCAAATGGACGTATTTAGTTGATGGAAATATCCTTAAAATTGAAGGTCAATTATTTAGGATATATAACACAACCCTGACACTAACTGGTATCACGGTCAGTGCTAGGCATATCTTTTATGATCTTCTAAACAACTTTGTAGAAACTTGCACGATCACTAATCTGAATGCTAACGGTGCTCTGATTTCCATTCTAGGGAGTACCCAGTATACTCATGGATATTCAGCTACATCTACAATATCTGCTACCAATACATACACATTGTCTCTGGTAAATCCTGTAGATGCCATCATGGGGTCTACCAATAGCGTGATCAGTAACTATGGCGGGGAGATCGTTCGCAACAACTTCAGTATCAACTTACCTCAAAATAGAGGGGCTGATAATGGAGTTTTGGTCAGCTATGGAAAGAACATTGTGGGGATTGAAGAGACTTTGAACATGGATTCTGTATGTACTAGGATTTATGCGATTGGTAAGAATAGCTTGTTATTGCCTAGCAAATATCTAGATAGTACATGGATCTCCAATTACCCTCATCCAATCGTTAAATCTGTCACATTCTCCAATTGTTCAGATGTAACCTCACTAACAGCAGCAGCCCAAGCCTATATTAATCAGTATGACATTCCCTTAGCCAACTATAAAATTGACTTCATTGAGCTAAGCAAAACTGTCGAATACCAGAACTATGCAATTCTTGAAACGGTTAATATGGGCGATACTGTGACAGTTAAGCATACAAGACTAAATATCAACATCAAACTTGAGGTTATTAGGATCAAGAAGAACGAATTGACCAATCGAATTGAAGAAATAGAACTTGGAGCGTTCAAGCCTAATCTAGTGGTCACGCTTGCAAATGCTCTGTCAAATCTTGATTCGAATGGAACGTATACTGGAACTCTAGCGTCTCAACAAGTCAAGAATTTATTGCTAGAGGGCAATACAATCAAAGCGGGAACAATTATTGGTGAAGATAACGGCGCTATCATTAACTTTGGTACGTCTGGCGGTTCTATAAACACAGGAGTTGATCAATCTGTAGGTCTTCCAAATAGGGCTGCTATGAGAGTTGTTCCTGGGTCTATCACAGGGAAATCAGTTCCAGGTTATCTAGAAGTAGTTGAGGATGGGTACATTTATTTCTACAAGGACGATGGTTCTGGAGAGCCATTTGCTTATATAGCCCCTGACGGTACAACAAATTTAACCTCAACTAGTGGAGGGAGTGGATCGAACTATTTTATATATAAAATGTACTCGGATACAGTAACAATATCTACCTTGCCTCAAATATCGGTACAAGAAAATATGATTGCTGCTGTTCAGATTCCATTGGCAAACGCTGGTATTAGTGAAACCATAACACTTAGCGCTGTATCGGTGTGTGTGACAGAATCGAAAGTAACAGCAACACTTACTTAGATAGGAGTTGAAATTATGTGGAAGAGTTAGTTCAGCTTAGTAACCTGCTAAAGGTAAAAGGACACTGCCGAATTGAACTATATGATGCAGAGACTGGGGAGTTATGTGAGGCAGCAGAAGGAGATAACTTTGTAAACCCGTTGCTTGCTAACACTATATTTAAGCAGGTTCAGAAGCTTATTGTAGCCGGGGGAATTCCAAATGGAGGACTTGACTTGCCAAATATCAATAACAACACACTTGATGGATTATTCAGATATCTTGTTCTTACTGACTATTCTGGTGCAGAATCTCCAAGTACAGAAGTAAGTATACCAGGAAATATGATAGGATGGGCTAATAGGTCATCTTATGCGGGTGGTAGTTCGGTGGAAGGAAGCATAAATGTCTCTGAATCTTTTGGAAATGAGACTTTAGCACATTGGGTATTTGATTTTCCGACCAACTGTGCGAATGGAACCATTAACAGTATTTGTTGGTCATACGTATATCCAGAATCGCAAGGCTACTATATGATGCCTGGAAAAATGTGCGGTTCGAATTGGGTTTGGCTGACAAGATTCGTCAGAACTTATACTTATGTAGCTGCTGGTGATGGGTATTTTTGGGGTTATCTTGCCAACGGTTCCAATTATACTGTATATAAGATTGATCCAACTCAAGCATATGCTGAGATATCTTCTTTCAACCTTCCAACGGCTCCTATGGGGGTGCGTTTCGTCGAAACTGGTGGATATTTATATTACACAAATCAAAGTAATTATGTAGTCAAATATAATATATCCGCAGGAACATACGTTCAAAGCGCCACCGCAATAGCTGTTTGGAATACTTATACGCATTTAGTACAAGCTACAGATGGAACATATCTTTATATGTCATGGATAGGTGGATATGCTGCAATGCGTGTTAGGATGTCTGACTTAACCTTAATGGAATCTGGAAAGTATATACAGGTTAATGGGACTTTTTCGGCCTTCTATTTTGTGTATATAAGCGGACAGTTGTATATCATTAATACTTATAATCCATCACAAGGATTGTACACAGTTAATTGGACTACTGGATCAGGTTCTATAACTGCTAACTTTGCGGCTCCTTTTTATGGAGACAGTTCACTATTTTCCGATGGAACTACTCTTTATTCAACTTATACTGAACAGTTTTATTCTATTAATGGAAATGGAACTTCATTGATGAATCTGGCAAGCAACCCGGCAGGTATAACGGGCATTGCAAATTATAATCTTATGGCAAGGAAGTTACTTGGATCACCTATAGTAAAAACAAGTTCGAAAACAATGAAAATCATTTATGAGTTCACATTTAGTTAAAGCCACAAGGCTTGTTTTTTATGGATTCCAACGAAAGCAGGCGATAAGCCAAATGCAACCTAAAATGCTCAAAAACAAAGCCTCAGCTTGGGTTGTTGAAGCCTTTTTGTGTTTTCATAGCATTTCAGCAGATTTCCAGTATAAGGTTTAACATATTCTCCACACTGAGGTCACTGGATAGTAACAAATATGGGTTATGATAAAGAAAGTAGATAAACACCCGCTAGCTTAGCGGTTTACATAAAAGTTTCTTTTTCATTTCTCATCTCCTCCTTTACTACCCCTCCTAGCGAGGGGATTTTTTATGTGAATAAGTAAAGCCCCTATTTTGTAGGAGCTTACTTATCTTTTTTATTTAGCTCATCTCCTCTTCCGATGATGAGTTTAATATTTGCTAGTGTTGATTTGTTATGTGTTGCTCTTTAAGCGGGGGCTTTTTAAGTTTGTTACTTACTACAATACAGGAATTTGCAAATACATGTTGAATAGTTAGAAATAATGAGATAACATAAAATAAGTAAATTAAAAATAATTAACCCTTTAGGTTAACAAAACATTGACTGGAGCATAATATGAATATATATTATAAGAATAGGCAGATAGAGAAAGTATGCAACCAAAGTCAAGTAGCAATTGCAAAGCTGGGACCTGAAATGGCTAAAAAACTTCAGCAAAGAATGGTCGAGCTAAAGGCCGCGGATGTGCTTTCAGATATTGGACACTTGCCTCCAGCACGATTACACGAGTTGGAGGGCGGAAATGGAGAACTTGCGGTAGACTTAAAGCATCCTTTTAGGCTTGTATTAAGACCGTTTGAATTCAAAAAGGGGATGACAATTGAAAAAACGATAGTTACAGCGATTATTATTTTGGAGGTGATTAATTATCATGGTAAACAGAAGAAATGATCAATACAATCCTGATTATGCAGTACCTCCAGGCGAAACTTTGCTTGAAATTATTGAGTCAATAGGTATGTCTCAGACTGAACTTGCGGAAAGAACACACCGCCCCAAAAAGACCATAAGCGAAATTATCAATGGAAAAACAGCAATTACACCCGAAACTGCCATACAGTTTGAGCATGTTCTGGGTGTACCAGCAAAGTTTTGGATGAACCTCGAAAATAATTATAGAGAGACGCTGGCGCGTTTAGAAGAGCAAGAACGCTTGGAAGAACAACAGGAGTGGTTAAAAACAGTTCCCGTCAAAGACATGATTACAAAAGGATGGATTAATAAGCAATCAGAGGTAGTTGAACAATTTCAAGAAGTACTAAGTTTCTTCGGTGTGGCTTCAGTAGATGGATGGAATGATTATTGGGGTAAGCTATTAGATTCGGCTGCTTTTCGTCAGTCTAAAGCATTTAAGAGCGACCCTAGCGCGGTTGCTACCTGGCTACGGCAAGGTGAAAGAGAAGCTCAGAAGATCAAGTGTAATGAATTTAATTCGACGAAATTCAAGAAAGTTCTATCGGATATTAAATTATTAACAGGTGAGTCACCTGATGTTTTTGTGCCGGAATTAATTAAACTAGCTGCTAGTGCCGGGGTTGCTGTTGTATTCGTCCGAGAAGTTCCAAAATGTAGGGTTAATGGAGCAACTAGGTGGTTGAATTCTAATAAAGCTTTGATACAATTGAGTCTTAGATATAGAACTGATGATCATCTTTGGTTTACGTTCTTCCATGAATCAGGACACATTTTGATACATGGCAAGAAAGCATTTTTCTTAGAAGGTGAATTCGATAACGCACAAGTCGAGGCTCAGGCAGATACGTTTGCAAGTGACTTCTTGATTCCGCCGAAGGAGTATGCAAAATTCTGTTTAGATGGTGACTTTTGTCAAAGTCAGGTAAGAATGTTTTCTGAAAGCTTGGGTATAGCACCCGGAATTGTAGTTGGCCGATTGCAACACGACCAAGTGATTCCCTTTAGTCATCTGAATAGTTTAAAGATACAGTTTGCTTGGCGTAATGAAACTTAGGCCCTCACCGAAAGGAAGGGGCCTTATTATTTTGTGAGACTGATTTCACCTTGCTTCGCAAGAAAGTTATGGGACAATTATTGCAATACCAATCCTCTTTTCAGCTTCCATCGGAAACGGTGGGGGCCTTTTTGCGTTTGCTTATTTTATTTCAACAATAGATTTGTGCCATTACATATTCTTGATTATGGGCTTGCCAAAGAGGTGAGCCCTTTTATTTTTGAGAGGAGAGATTAAATGATCAACGAGAATAAAATAAATTATCAGATGAGTTTACAAATATTAAAAATGCTTATGCGGGAAAATCTTATCACTGAGCAGGAATTTACAGCTATAGATAATGAGAATAAAAAGTCCTTTTTGACTTGATTAGTGTCCCAAGCAATTATATCATGTCACCATAAAAGGAATATATAGGAAAGAGAGAGGGGATCATATGGCTTCTAATTCAGCGGTAAAGAAGATAACAAAAATTGAGGCAATGCCGATTCAAAAAATGAATGGGTTACCTGAAGGGGCAAAAAAGAGAGTCTGTGCTTACTGTAGGGTCAGTACCGAGTTGGAAGAACAGG